GGTGGCGGGAACTTCAGCGCGGGTGTTCCGGAGCCTGCGTCCTGGGCGCTCCTGATCCTCGGCTTCGGCGGGATCGGCGCGACGCTCCGGAGCCGCCGCAAGGCTGCGCTCGCGGCCTGATCGTGGTAAGGGACCCGGTCAATGGGAAAGAGCCGCCACAAGCCCGCTGACCCGCAAGAGATCGCGCGACGGCGCGCGGAGCGGCTCGCGAACGAAGCGGAGATATCGCGGCTCCGTTCGCAGGGCGTCGTCGTCAATCTGGATCGCGCCCGGCGGATCGTTTCGGCGTACCGGTCGAGCCCGTTTCACAAGCTCCGGGAGGCGAAGACGATCACGTCGGCGCAGTCGTCAGCGGCAGAGCGGCTCTGCTGCGATTGGGCTATCTGGCGCGGCCTCGACGGACGTCCGGAGCGGACCGAGGTTCACGTCGAGACCTACGGTCAGAGCGCCGCCGTCCTGACCGACCGAATGATCCTCGCTGGTCGCCGGGTCGAGAAGGTTCTCGGGAAGGTCGGACCGCTAGACCGCGACCTCCTGGCCGCGCTCGTCGCCTCGGTCGTCGAGGAAGATCGTCCGATCCCCTGGCGCGATATCGTCCGGCGGATCAGCGGCGTAACGCAGACGGTCAGGCAAGGTCAGATGATCGTCGCCGCGCTTGAGAACCTCGCTCGCGCTTACGCGCTTCACTGACCTCCGGCGCAACCCCTAGGCGCGCGGCGCTTGTGCGCCTCTAGGGATAGTGGGATATCTTCGTCATGGGCGAACCCTCGCGCCCCGATCCTCGATCCCCTGAAGCGGTCATCTATCGTCGCTGGTACTCGACGAAGCGATGGCACCGCCGCCGGATCGAGCAACTCCGCGCCGAACCGTTCTGTTCGATGTGCCTGAAGGTCGGCGTCTATACCGTCGCGAGGGTCGCGGATCACGTCGAGCCGCACCGAGGCGACCCGGTCAAGTTCTGGACCGGCGAGCTTCAATCGCTCTGCAAACCGCACCACGACCGCGAGAAGCAACTGCTCGAACTCGGCCTCCCGCTCGTCGCCGTCGACGAGGACGGCTGGCCGACCGACCCGCGCCTTCTCTCGAACGGTGGCGATGGATCAACGCTTCGTCGCCGCTGACCGTCGCGTCAGGCGGCGGGGTAAAGGCAAACACCACCCCTAGGGGGGGTGGTGACTGTCCGAAAAATGCGCCACAGAACACCGGCGACCCCAGAAAAACGAGAAAAATCGCAAAAAGGGGAAACGCCTTGCCTGACCTCCCCTGGCCTGCCGATCAGGTCGTCCGCCGCGCGACTGCCGAGCTTGTTCCTTACGCCCGTAACGCGCGGACCCATTCCCCGGCACAGGTCGCGGAGATCGCCGGGTCAATCCGGGAGTGGGGCTGGACGATCCCCGTTCTCGTCGACGAGAGCGACGGGATCATCGCGGGTCATGGCCGGGTCCTCGCCGCGTTGCAGCTAGGTCTTGAGAGCATCCCGGTCATGGTCGCGCGCGGATGGTCGGAGGCGCAGAAGCGCGCTTACGTCATCGCGGATAACCGGCTCGCCGAAAACGCCGGATGGGACGAGGGCCTTCTCCGGATCGAACTCGGCGATCTCGACGAGGCGGGCTTCGCGCTCGACCTTCTCGGGTTCGGCGAGAAGCTCGACGGCCTCCTGACCGACGAAGCGTCTCCGGACGGCTTCCCCGGCTTCGACGAAGGGATCGAAACCGAGCATGAGTGTCCGAAGTGCCACTTCCGCTGGTCGGGCTCGTCGAAGCCGACCGGCGTCATCGCCGACGCCTAGCGCGCGGATACTCGTCGAGGACGCGACCGGCCTAGAGAAGCCGGGAGCGGTCAGGCTCGGGAAAGGTCACGCCTTCCTCGACTGCTCCGACGAACCCGCGCCGACCGTCCTCGCCGACCGACCGGTCTCGGTCGTCGTTCAGCCAGGACGAGGCCGGAGGCGAGCGCCGGTCGAGAAGCCGCCTTACGCCGTCCCGTCGATGGCCGAGATCGCGGCGATCCCGGCGAACGGCCTGACGGTCGCCTCGACGTTCAGCGGAGCCGGAGGATCGTCGCTCGGCTATCGGCTTGCCGGGTTCCGGGTCGTCTATGCGAACGAGTTCGTCGAGGCGGCGCGCGAGGTCTATCGCGCGAACGCGAGCGCCGGGACGGTCGTCGACGGTCGCGATATCCGCGAGGTCCCGGCGGACGACGTCCTGACCCGGATCGGCCTGAAGGCCGGAGAGCTAGACGTCCTCGACGGCTCGCCGCCTTGCGCCGCCTTCTCGTCCGCCGGACGCCGGTCGGAAGGCTGGGGCCGCGAGCGGAGCTATTCGGATCGGACGCAGCGGACCGACGATCTCTTTTTCGAGTTCGCCCGCCTGCTCGGCGGTCTTCAGCCGAGGACGTTCGTCGCCGAGAACGTCAGCGGCTTAGTCAAGGGACCTGGGAAGGGCTACTTCCTCGATATCCTCGCGGCGCTCAAGGCGACGGGATACCGGGTCGAGGCGAAGCTGCTCGACGCGCAATGGCTCGGCGTCCCGCAGCGGCGGCAGAGGATTATCTTCGTCGGCGTCAGGAACGACCTAGGACGCGCTCCGGCGTTCCCGAAGCCGCTCCCGTATCGCTACGCGATCCGCGACGCGCTTCCCTGGCTCGACGGCTCCGGACCGGCTCCGGAACCGGAGGCCGATATCAGCCGCTTCGCGGTCGGTCGGGAGTGGGAGAACCTCGGACCGGGCGAGTGGACGCGCTACTTCCAGCTCGTCCGACCGGCGGCGTTCGAGCCTTCGCCGACGATTACGGCGGATGGCGGATCGGCCTCGCTCGCCGGGGTCACGCATCCGAACGAGAAGCGGAAGTTCAGCATCGCCGAGCTTCGGCGGCTCTGCGGTTTCCCGGACGACTTCGCGCTCTCCGGGACCTACGCGCAACGCTGGGAGCGGCTCGGTCGCGCGGTCCCGCCGCCGATGATGGCGCGGATCGCCGCGACGCTCCGCGACGAGGTTCTGAACGGATGAAACTCCCCGGGGCTGGCTCGTGGACGTTCGAGAACGCGGAGGTCGCCGCCGCGTTCGACCGGCACGTCCGCGAGCAGCTTCCGTGGTACGACCTCGCGACCGGGATCGTCGCGGCGGTCGGTCGGCAGTTTATCCCGGAGGCCGGTCAGGTCGTCGACGTCGGAGCCTCGACCGGCAATATCGGACGCGCGCTCGCGCCGACGCTGATCGCGCGCAAGGCCGAACTTCTCGCGCTTGAGAACGCCGCCGAGATGGCCGCGCGCTACTCCGGTCCGGGTCGGCTGATCGAGGTCGACGCGACCGAGTTCGACTTCGCCGGGAGCGACCTGATCGTCGCCTTCCTCGTCCTGATGTTCGTCCCGGTCCCGAAGCGCCGGACCTTCGTCGAGCGGATGATCGCCGGTCTCCGTCCCGGCGGCGCGCTCGTCGTCTTCGACAAGCTCGCGCCGCGCGGCGGCGAGGTCGGCGCGCTCTCGCTCCGGCTGACGCTCGCGGCGAAATACGAGGCAGGCGCGACCGCCGACGAGATCATCGCGAAAGAGCTTTCCTTAGCGGGCGTTCAGCGTCCGCTCGATCCTGCCGAGGTCGCCGGGTTCGAGCCGATCTTCCGGTTCGGCGACTTCGGCGGCTGGCTCTATCCGAAAGGTGTCGGATGCGCGGACGACCGCCGAAGCCTTCAAAGCTGAAGGTGCTTGAAGGCAACCCGGGCCGACGCCCGATCAATGACAGGGAGCCGCAGCCGACCGGCCCGCTGGTGAAGCCTGACTTCGTCAGCGGCGACGCCGCGAAGGAATGGGATCGTGCGGTCGGCTCAATGCCGCCGGGTCTCTATACCGCCGCCGACGCTCCGGTCCTCGCGGTCTATTGCGTCGCATGGGTCCTGTTCCGAAACGCCCTCGCGCAAGTCGCGCGGGAGGGGATGACGGCGGTCGGCTCTCAGGGTCAGAAGGTCGCCCACCCGAGCCTCGGGATCGCCTCGAAACAAGCCGAGATCATCCTGAAGGCCGGGGACCGGCTCGGAATGTCGCCGGTCGCGCGCGCAAGGCTGACGATCGGCGACGCGCCGGAGAACGGAAAGTTCGCCGGTCTCCTAGGCGGAAGGCAGCTTCGTCTCGTAACGACGAACGCGCCGAGCGCGTCTGCGCCTTCATCGAGCAGCTAACCGTTCCGTCCGGGGTCGGCGCGAACCGACCGATCCGGCTCCGGGACTGGCAGCGAGCGTTTATCCACGACGTTTACGCGCCGCAATGGAAGGACGGTTCGAGGGTCGTCCGGCGCGCGATCTTCTCGCTCGGTCGGAAGAACGGGAAGACGCTGCTCGCCGCCGCGCTCGTCCTCGTTCATCTCGTCGGACCGGAGGCCGAGCGGAACGGCGAGATTTACTCGGCGGCGAATGACCGGGAGCAAGCCGCCCAGGTCTTCAAGATGGCGCGGCAGATGGTCGAGGCCGAACCCGAGCTTCTCGGGATCGTCCGGATCGTCGCCTCGACGAAAACGATCCTCTGCCTCGGGAACGGGAGCTTCTATCGCGCGCTGTCCGCCGAGAGCGGAACGAAGCACGGCCTGAACCCGACCTTCGTCATCTTCGACGAACTCGCGCAGGCGAAGAACCGGGACCTTTACGACGTCCTCGATACGTCGATGGCCGCTCGCGCCGAGCCGCTCTTTCTCGCGATCTCGACGCAGTCGAACGACCCGGAGCATATCTGCTCGAAACTGATCGACGACGGCCTCTCCGGCGAGGACCCGACGACCGTCTGTCACCTCTACAGCGCGCCCGAGGATTGCGACCTTGAAGACGAGGAAGCGTGGTACGCGGCGAACCCGGCGCTCGGCGACTTCCGCTCGTTCGACGAGCTAGCGGTCGCGGCGGCGAAGGCGAAGCGGCTCCCGGGCGAAGAACCGAAGGTCAGGAACCTCTATCTGAACCAGCGCGTCGCGGTCGTCTCGACGCTGATCTCCCGGACCGACTGGAAGGCTTGTAAAGGCGACGCCGCGCTCGTCGAAGGCGAGGCGATCTATCTCGGTCTCGACCTCTCGACGAAGGTCGACCTCTGCGCGCTCGTCGCGGTCTCCGTCGAGAACGGATCGCGGGTCGCCGCGTGGTTCTGGAAGCCTGCCGAGTACCTCGCGGACCACGAGCGGCGGGACCGCGTCCCTTACAAGCTCTGGACCGATCAGGACCGGCTTATCGCGGCTCCTGGCCGGTCAATTCATCCGAGGCTCGTCGCCTTCAAGATCGCCGAGCTTTTCAGCCGCTTTCAGGTCGTCGGGATGGCCTTCGACCGCTGGGGGATCGCGAACCTACTCCGCGAGTTCGATGAGGTCGGACTAGAGGCGCGAAAGGACGACGATCCCGGCGACGGTCTCCGGATCATCTCCTGGGGTCAGGGCTTCCGCGATATGTCCCCGGCGGTCGACGCGCTAGAGACCGCCGTCCTTCATCGGGAACTCGTTCACGACGGGAACCCGGTCCTGACGTGGAATATCGGGAATGCCGTCGTCGTCATGGACCCGGCTGGCGGACGGAAGCTCGACAAAACGAAAACCCGGTTCCGGATCGACGGCGCGGTCGCGCTGGCGATGGCGCTCGGCCTGAAGGCGCGCGAGCGGGAGCCGGAAGCCGAGAAGGCTTATCAGGTCATGTTCGTATGAACGCGCGGCTTGTTCGCGGAGATCGCTGCGGCTGCGCCTTCGTCGACCGCTGAAAAAGCCGCCCGGCGGATCAGAGACCTCGCCGGGCGAAGGCTCCCGGCAATCCGACAGATTTAGCAGGAGGACGGCGCGATGCTCAATCGGGCCTATGCGGCGCTCGTCGTCCGGTCAGCGGACGACGAGAAGCGGACGTTCGACGGGATCGCGACGACCCCGACGACCGACCGAATGGGCGATACCGTCGACCCGCTCGGCGCGAAGTTCAAAAACCCGCTTCCGCTACTCCACCAGCACGACAGCACGCGGCCTATCGGTCAGGTCCGGTTCAAGCGCGCGACGCCGGACGGGATCGAGTTCTCCGCGTCGATCCCGAAGATCGCCGAGCCGGGACCGCTGAAGGACCGCGTCGACACCGCCTGGGGCGAGATCAAGGCGGGCCTCGTCCGCGCCGTCTCTATCGGCTTCCGCGTCCTCGAAAACGGGATGGCGTTCGTCGGCGACGGTATCCATTTCTCGGCTATCGAGATTGTCGAGCTTTCCGCCGTGACGATCCCGGCGAACGCTCAAGCGACCATCACGAATATCAAAAGCTTCGACGTCGGGGCGCAGGCCGCGTCCGGCCTTCCCGTCGTCAGGACCCGGCCCGGCGTCTCGGGCTCTCCCCCGAAACCCCTAGCACGGAAGGGCGCAGCTATGCCCCCTAACGCCTCTGAACAGATCGAAGGCTTCCGCGCCACGATGGCGACGAAGGTCTCTCGAATGGCGACGATCATGACCGCCTCGAACGAGAGCGGCGAAACGATGGATGCCGCGCAAGCGGAGGAATACGACACGCTGACCGCCGAGGTCGACGCGCTGCAATCGCAGCTTAAGCGCGCCGAGAACCTCGAACGGGTTCAGGCGCTCACGGCGACGCCGGTTCAGCGGACGGTCGCGGCTCCGGCCTCGGCCTCCGACGCTCTCGTCGTCGACGATCAGCGGACGGGTCGGATCGAGCCGGTCGTCCGGAGTATCGAGCGGATCGACCCCTCGCTTCACGTCGCGCGCCTCGCGAAGTGCATCGTCCTCGGACGTATGTCGCGCGGCGAGACGAAGGCGTCGGAGTTCGCTACGCAGATGTATCCGAACGACGGCGTCCTCGTCGAAATGATTAAGGCGACGGTCGCCGCCGGTACGGTTCAGGACCCGACCTGGGCCGGTGCGCTGGTCGGTCCCGCCGGGCTCGCCTTCGCGGCGTTCCTAGAGTTCCTCCGTCCGACGACGATCATCGGACAGTTCGGCGTGAACGGCGTCCCGAACTTGACCCAGGTCCCGTTCCGGACCCCGCTCGGCGCTCAAACGAGCGGCGGTCAGGGATACTGGGTCGGCGAGGGTCACGCGAAGCCGCTGACGAAGTTCGACTTCACCCGGACGCAACTGGCGGAACTCAAGGTCGCGAACATCGCGGTCGCGACGAAAGAGCTTATCCGTCAAAGCTCGCCGAGCGCCGATATCTACATTCGGGACGGCCTCGTCGCGGCTCTCCGGGAGCGGCTCGATATCGACTTCATCAACCCCGCGAAGGCGGCGGTCGCTGGCGTCAGCCCGGCGTCGATTACGAACGGCGTCACCGGTATCCCGTCGAGCGGTACGGATGCGGCTGCGGTCCGGACGGATATCGCGGCGATGTTCGAAGCTTACCGAGCCGGGAATAACCCGCTCTCGGGCGGCGTCTGGATCATGCCGACCGCGCTCGCGCTGCAACTCTCGATGATGGTGACGATCACCGGCTCGCCGGAGTTCCCGGGGATCACTCCGAAGGGCGGGACCTTGTTCGGGTTCCCGGTTATCGCGAGCGATTACGTCCCGGCGGATACGGTCGTTCTGGTGAACGCGCCGCTCGTCTATCTCGCGGACGAAGGCGGCTTCTCGGTCGCTATGTCGGAGGAAGCCTCGCTCGAAATGAGCGACGCGCCGACCGGCGTCAGCGGTCCGGTCCCGGTCGCGCCGACCGCGATGGTCTCGATGTTCCAAACGAACAGCGTCGCGATCCTCGCCGAGCGGACGATCAACTGGGAGAAGGCTCGCCCGAACGCCGCCGTCGTCCTGACGGGCGTTCAGTGGGCCGTGTAGTCCCGGCGTAGAACGGTCCGGTCCTACGCCGGATCAACTGACCCGGCGCGGCTTCGGTCGCGCCGGGTTCCCTTCCGCGAAGGTCTCTCCGATGACGTCCCAGACTTACAGCACGCGGCGCCTAACCGCGCGCGATCACCGGCTTCTCGATATGCTCGAACGCGATCCCCGATATCGCAGCCGCGCGCACGCGATCCGACCGCCGACGCCGGAGCCGAAAGCGGCCCCGAAGCCGGAGCCGAAAGCGAGCCTGCCGGTCCGCGAGGTCAGTCACGACCCGGAGCCGCCGCCGATCCCGAAGCCGGTCCCGAAGGGCCGCTAGATGCGCCTTCCGGCGATCTTCTCCCGGACGAAAGCGACGACGCCGCCGACCTTCGCGGAGAACGTCCCGTCGAACTCCGGCGGCTGGTGGCGCGTGTTCGAGAGCTATACGGGCGCGTGGCAGCAGAACGTCGTCCTCGACCGCGAGACGGTCCTCTCCTACTTCGCCGTTTACGCCTGCATGACGCTGATCGCGGGCGACGTCGCGAAGCTCCGGGTTAAGCTCGTCAAGCAGGACAGCGACGGCATCTGGACCGAGATCACGAACCCGGCTTATTCGCCGGTCCTCCGGAAGCCGAACAGCTACCAGAACCGCATCCAGTTCTGGGAAAGCTGGATGCTCTCGAAACTCTCGCGCGGGAATACCTACGTCCTCAAGCAGCGCGACGCGCGGAACGTCGTCGTCGGCCTTTACGTCCTCGACCCGGATCGGACCCGCGTCCTAATCGCCGACGACGGATCGGTCTTCTACGAGCTTAGTTATTCGCGATTGAACCGGGTCGGGATCGAGGGCGGATCGAGCGTCGTCGTCCCAGCGCGGGAGATCATCCACGACCGGATGAATTGCCTCTATCACCCGCTCGTCGGGACCTCGCCTATCTGGGCGGCGGCGACCTCGGCGGTTCAGGGGATGGCGATCCAGCAGAACTCGGCGCGGTTCTTCAAAAACGCCTCGCAGCCGGGCGGTATCCTAACCGCTCCCGGCGCGATCTCCGACGCGACCGCGTCCCGGCTGAAGAACGCCTGGGAAGCGAACTTTACCGGCGAGAACGCGGGCCGCGTCGCGGTCCTCGGCGACGGCCTGAAGTATGAGCGCCTCGCGCTGACCGCGCTTGAGAGCCAGTTGATTGAGCAATTGAAATGGACCGCGTCTGTCGTCTGCTCGGTCTTCCACGTCCCGCCGTACAAAGTCGGCCTCGGCGACCTTCCCCGGAGCTACACGGTTCAGGCGCTTAACGTCGAGTATTACAGCCAGTGCCTTCAGGTCTTGATCGAGGCGGCTGAACTCTGCCTCGATGAAGGGCTTGAGTGTCCGGTCGGCCTCGGGACCGAGTTCGATATCGACAACCTCCTGCGGATGGACAGCACGACGCTGATGTCGGTCCTCAAGGAAGGCGTCGGCGCGTCGATCCTCGCGCCGAACGAGGCTCGCGCTCGCGTCGATCTCCCGCCGGTCCCGGGTGGCGAAAGCCCACTCTCGCAGCAGCAATACTATTCGCTGGAAGCCCTCGCGGAGCGCGATAGCGCGCCGCCTGGGCCTGCCGGAGCGGCGACCGCTCCGGATACTATCCCGGAGCCTAATGACCCGTCCTCGGGCGCGGCTGACACCGTCTCGGCGGACGACGCGGCGAAGCAGCTAGGACCGATGATCCGGTCCCGGCTTCTGGAGGCCCTCGACTATGCCTGACCTCGACGCTCTAGCCGCGCAGATCAGCGCGGAGCTAGTCCCGGTCCTTAAGCGGATGGAAGGCGAGATGATCGCGCGGATCGAGGCGGCGAGTGTTCGCTCCGCGCTGATCGACCGCGAGGGCGTCCTGATCCTGACCTTCGGCGACGGAACGACCCGGTCGCTCGGCGTCGTCGTCGGACGCGACGGCGCGGACGGCGTCGACGGGAGGGTCGGCGAGGCCGGACCGGTCGGCGAGCGCGGCGAGCGGGGAGAGCCCGGGGCGGACGGAAAAGACGGCGCGGACGGGAGGCGTGGAGAGCCCGGGGCGGACGGTAAGGCCGTCGACCTCGGGCTCGATCCCGAGCGTATTGAATACCGCCTATCGGCCCTAGAGGGCCACGCGCCGACCGGCGCGCTGATCGACCGCGACGGCGCGCTGATCCTGACGCTCGCGGACGGGTCGACGCAGAACGTCGGGAAGGTCGTCGGCGGCGACGGCGTCGACGGGAAGGACGGCGAGCGCGGCGCGGACGGCCTCGGCTTCGATGACCTCGACGTCACGCTTCACGGCGACGGACGGACGGTCGTCCTCGGCTTCATACGCGGCGAGAGCGTCAAGCGGTTCGAGATCGCGCTCCCGGCGATGATCTACCGCGGCGTTTACGACCCGGATCGCCGGTACGCTCCCGGCGATACCGTGACGTTCGGCGGCTCCGGCTGGGTGTGCAATTCGCCGACGTCGGCGAAGCCCGGCGAGACCGAGAAAGCCTGGACCCTCGCGATCAAGCGCGGACGCGACGGGAAAGACTTCGCCGGACCGCAAATCAAGGTCGGTGCGTGATGGCGTCCCTCGTCTCTCAGACCGAGGCGCTCGGTCAGCTTCGGCTCGTCGAGGCCGCGCTGACGACCGATCAGCTAGCCGACGTGAACTCGAAAGCCGAACAGGCGTCGGCGATAGTCGTCGACTATCTGAAGCGCCCCTTCATCGAGGGACCGCTGACCGTGAACCCGCTCCGGCGCGGAGCCGCCGCCGCATCGCCGCCGACGCCCGAGCAGAACTGGACGGACGGCGTCCCGCCGCCGTGGTCGCCGCTCTGGTACGGGTGGTACGGTCCCGGCTTCGCGCCGAGCGTCCCGCCGGTCCCGCCTGACCCCTGGACCCCGGCGAACGTCCCGACGCTCGTAAAGGCCGCGATCCTCGTCGTCCTGACCGCGCTTTACGACGGTCGGACGCCGGAGGACGCGCTGCTCTCGCAGGCCGTGACCGACATTCTCTGGCGGAACCGCGACCCCGCTCTCGCCTAGGTCCGATGTGGGTCCGGGTCGTCCGCGAGCGGCGGCTTTACCCGACCGCTAGCCACCGCGTTTGCGTTCACTTCCTCCCGGGCCTCGCCGGTCCGATCCGCCGCGCCTGGGGCGAGGCGCTGATCCGCGACGGCGACGCCGTCGAGGTCCCGACGCCGCCGCGTCCGAACCGGAGTTCCTCCGATGCTTCAGAAGCGTAATCCGGGCCTCGCCGGGACGCTCCGCGAGAGCGTGATCTTTCAGCGTCACGCGCTCGACGCGAACGGCGACCGGCTCGGCGCGTGGCAGGATATTTTCGCGGCTCCGGCGCGGGTCATCGCGCGGACGCGGGGCGAGCAGGTTCTACAGGAGCGGCTCGCCGGGACGCAGCCGGTCGAGATCACGCTCCGGCTCGACCGGTTCTCCGCGCTGCTCGATACCGAGTGGCGGGCCGTGTGGCTCGGCTGGCCGTTCGATATCACCGCGATTGCGGTCGACGAACTCGCCTCGACCGTCTCGATCCTCGCGGTCAGGGCGCGCGAGATCGAGACCGCGTCATGACGATTACGGCGAAGATCGAGGGCCTCGACCGGCTGAACGCGAAGCTCCTGAAGCTCGCCGGATCGGGCAACGTCGCCGTGCTTCAGAAGGCGAACCAGAAAAGCGCGAAGGACTTTCAGGCGCTCGTCCGCGCGACGGCTCCGAAGGACCCGGAGACGAAGCATGGACACCTCGTCGATACGCTGACCGAGAGGCTCGACGGATACGCGGTCGCGGTCTCGATAGGCGACGCGAACCATCCCTATCCGCTTCACCTTGAAGTCGGACACCGCGCGCGGGACGGCGCGCACGTCCCCGCTAAGGCGTTCTGGTTCCCGGCGATCCGGGTCCTGAAGAAACGGCGGCGCGGCCAGATCGCGCGCGCCGAGAAGGCGTTCGCGAAGCAGATCGCGGCAGGCGGTGGGGATTGATCCGATGGCCGATCCCGCCGCCGCCTTTCACGACGCCCAGGAGGCCGCGCTTCGGGCGTCCGACGAACTCGCCGCGTTGTTCCCGAACGACGTGGTCCGCATCTATTCGGTCGTTCCGGAGAACGCCCCGCTCCCGTTCGTTCGGATCGGGGACGATCAGGTCATCGAAGATAGCGACGAGTGCGTCTCGGCCTCCGAGCTTTACGCCGTCGTTCACGTCTGGACGAAGCCGGACCCGCCGGGGCTGATCCTCGGTCGGCTGATCGCCGGGGTCATCCGCGAGACGCTCGCTCCGGACCTCGACGTCGCGAGCTTCGACGTCGTCGGCTTCGATACCGTCTTCGCCCTTTTCGAGAACACCCGGCTCCTGACCGATCCGGACGGCACAAGCCACGCCGTCCTGACCTTCCATTACGCGCTCACCAGCACCGAAGCGGAGGCTTTCTCAGATGGCTAGCAACCCGGTTAAACACGCTCGCGGCGTGAAGCTCCTAATCATGGTCGGCGACGGGGCGACGCCCGAAGTCTTCACGGCGTTTTGCACGATCAACGCCGCGCGGTCGGTCGTCGGCGAGGCCGCGACGAACGACTTCAATATCCCCGACTGCGACAATCCCGACCTGATGGGCTGGCTGGCTCGCGAGAAGGTCTCGCTCTCCTACTCGGCGACCGGCGCGGGCATCCTGAATACGCCCGACGTTCAGGAGTTCGCCGACTGGCTCGCCGACGAGAACTCCCGGAACTGTCAGATCGTCGTCGACGTCCCGGCGTCGGACGGCGGCGTCATCTTCGCGGGCGCGTTCCACCTGACCCATTTCGAGATCACCGGGAACCGAGGCGCGAAGATGGAAGCGACCTTGACCCTGATCTCGGACGGCGAGGTCACTGTGACCGCCACCTCGACGACGTTCGAGGCTCGGGTCGGACCGGCGACGCGGAGAGCGCACGTCAGTAAGGCGCTCGAACCGGCGGCTGCATGAGCCGGTCCGGCGAATACGTCCGCCTCTGGGGCGATCAGGAGCGGACGTTTCGGCTCGGCATCGGCGAGTGGCGCAAGGTTCAGGAGACGTGCGACGCCGGTCCCGCCGAGATCGCCGCGCGGCTCTCGACGTACCCCGCTGCGCGCAAGCGGCTCCCGAACGCGGGCTTCCTCGACCTCCTGGCCGGAGGCGCGCTCGGCGGCTGGCGCATCGACGATATCCGGGAGCCGATCTATCGCGGCTTGATCGGCGGCGGGATGGACCCGACGTCCGCCGGTCGGCTGATGCGCGAGCTTCACGACGAACGGCCCCTCGTCGAGAATATCGACCTCGCGCTCGCGATAGTTCTCGCCTCGATGCTCGGTCCCGGAGACGAGCCGGTGGGGGAGCCGGAAGGGGAGCCGCGAACGACGACGACGCGCTCCCCCGAGGAAAGCTCCGGTTCGCGGATTACTACGGAGCCGGTGCCGTAATCGGCTTCACGCCGCGCGAGGTCGACGCCTGCTCGTTCTGGGAGTTCCTCGCCGCTCGCGAGGGCTGGATCGCGGCGAATACGGTTCAGGAAAGCGCGGCCCCGACGCCTGAAGAACACGACGCCATGATCGA